TTGTAACAAGCGCAACTTCTTTACAGCTTAGTTCAAACATATTTACAGCTACAGCTACACCATATTTTATATACGACGTGTCTAATGTAAAAGATGTTGAGAAGGTTAGTGCAGGTAAGATTACCATGCTTAATAACTCAATGCTTACAGCTCCGTCATTAATATTTCCCGCTTATACTCAAGAGAATTCTGTATTCAAAGTTTATCCTGCTGTGGTAAATAAGCCCGGTCAGATTCAAGCTGTATACTTTAGATATCCTAAAGATCCCAAGTGGACATACGTTACCTTGTCGGGTGGTGAGCCATCATTTGACCAATCGCAACCTGACTATCAAGACTTTGAGATGCCGGCTGAGGATGAGTTTAAGTTAGTAATGAAGATTCTTCAATACTGTGGTATGTCTATCCGCGAAGAACAAGTTACTCAATTTGGTATGGCTCAAGAACAACACGAACAACCTACATTTAGCCAACAACAATAATAGGACATGGCATATATTTCAGACTATCAATACTATGAGAATAATGGTAATGCACCTCAAGATGCTAATTGGGGTTCTTATCAGTACGTAAGTTTATTTGATATCGTTAACAATTTTATGTTGATGTATTCGGGTAATCACTCTCTTATTAACAATGAGGAGCGTTACAAAGTTTTGTTTCACGCTAAGCGTGCTATACAAGAGCTTAATTACGACGCGTTTAAAGAGGTTAAAGTATTGGAGTTGAATGTGTGTGACCAATTAAGATTTGTGTTACCTCCTGACTATGTCAATTGGGTTCGTATATCTCTTTTTAGAGACGGTTGGCTTATGCCTTTGACTGAGAATATCCAAACACTTTCTTCAAATGCATACCTTCAAGATAATAATTGCAATATTCTTTTCGATCAAGATGGTAATATCTTGAGGCCTGAGAATTCTAATATTGATTTTGAAAGAATACACAAGACTAAGAAGAGCATTTACCTTAATCAAGGTAATCCTTTTTACGGACAGGAGGGTTGGTGTGTTAATGGCCTTTGGTATTTTAGCTACACTTTTGGTGATAGATTTGGATTAAATACTGAGACAGCTAATCGCAACCCTACATTTAATATAGATAAGAAAGCAGGAGTGATTAACTTCTCTTCCGAAATGGCAGGAGAGCTTTGCATACTTGAGTATATCTCTGATGGTATGGAGGGTGGAGATGATTCTGTTATATCAGTAAATAAGTTGTTTGAGAAATATGTGTACGCATATATTCAATCAGAGATATTAAGCAGTAAACTTGGTGTTCAAGAATATGTGGTGATGAGAGCGAGAAAAGAAAAGTCTGCTTTACTTCGCAACGCAAAAATTAGAATGAGTAACATTCACCCCGGCAGATTGTTAATGAATCTCCGTGGTATGGACAAGTGGATAAAATAATATGGCGAATCTTACAAGAAACTTTGTAGCGGGCAAGATGAACAAGACGTTCGATGAGCGTGTTGTTCCTGCCGGTGAGTATATTGACGCATTGAATATCCGCATGGGTTCTACCGAGAACTCTGAGGTTGGTGCTGTTGAAAATTCGTTAGGTAATTTACCCCTTACCACATTAATATATGATGGTCAGCAGTTGAGTGATGACGCTCGATGTATAGGAGCTTATCAAGATGGAGCCAATGAGACTATCTATTGGTTTGTTCACGACCCAAATTTTCCTTTAGGAGATACAGGTAAGATTGATATGATTGTATCTGTCAATGTACTTACATCAACGCTAACGTATCACGTTATTAGCATAGATGATGGCGATGGTGTTAATACCACGTTGAACTTTAACCCTACGTATCTTATTACGGGAATAGACTTGGTAGATAAATTATTGTTCTTTACCGATGATTATAACGCTCCTCGTTTTATCAATGTGACAAGAGGATATGCTAATCCTACCTCAGGATATATTGATTACAATGGATCTCCTTATATTCTTAAAGAGGCTTTACTTGTAATTAAAGACCCACCTTTTGCTGCCCCTACTGTAGTACCTTATATCACTCCCGGAGAAGAGCAGTTCATGGTAGATAGATTTATTTGTTTTGCATATCGTTGGAGATATGCTGACAATGAATATTCTGCTACCTCACAGTGGTCTGATATTGCATTCTTACCTAATCCATTCGAATATAGTCTTGACTCTGCTTTGAATGACGGAATGACAAATGCATTTAATGCGGCGACCATTACCTACAATACAGGAGGACCTCTTGTTGTTGGTATTGATTTGTTGTTTAAAGAAGCGAATAGTAGTGTTATTAAGATTATCGAAAAACTTAACAAGGCTGAATTGGGGCTTCCTGACGGAGCGTTGTTGACATACAACTTTGTTAATAGTAAAATATTTACCATACTTCCTCAGTCTGAAATCCTTCGCTTGTACGATAACGTACCTCGTTTCGCTAAAGCGCAGACCGTTATGGGTAATCGTTTGATGTATGGTAATTATGTTGAAGGGTATAATCTTATCGACCATAATGGTAACCCGACAAGATTTACTTACTATACTGATTTGATTAAAGAGGATATAGGTAATAGTACTCTTACAACGTATAGCAATAGTGGTAACTATAGTTTTAGAGGTATTGCAAATTCTATTGATGATTCTATAACTATTGTAGAATTAGCAGATGTTGACCTTACCGAAGGCTCGCTATTAAATGTAAACCTAACAATAAAGCATGCTGCATTTGATGGAGATACACCATTTCCGACAGACACTACTACAAATACAGAGTTATCATTCTCATTTTATCTTGCTGTATCATACGCTTCGGTATACGATATGGTTACAAGTGCTGAGTTTGTTGACGCGGTAGGAACGGCATCCAACATACAACCGATTTACCCGGGTAATTTACCTTGTACTGACGGTACTACTTGGACAGACATCTTTAACTGCGCTATACCAAACAACTTGAACTCATTGTTTAAGTATGCAAGTGGTATTACAGGTTACTTAAACCAACCTATTGCAATCTACTGCGCGCCGGGAGATACTTTCTTTCAGATCCAATTGCCTGCAATGCTCTTTATAGATGCGTATCCTGCAACAACTAAAGAGGTGGTTGAGTATTATGAAGTGATAAGCTCAGAAGCTTTTTTTCAAACTGTATCTAACTCAAGAAGTCTTCATAGCAATAGAGGGTATGAGATTGGCATTGTGTATATGGATGAGTTTAATAGATCAACTACAGCTTTGGTTAGTCAAAACAATACTGTTGCTGTACCTTGTGCAAATTCACAATATAAAAATTCAATTCAAGTTACTATACCTGTTTCACAGTTAGCACCCGCTTGGGCTACTCGATACAAATTTGTAATCAAAGCTGACGAGGAGAACTACGACACTATTTTTTCAAACATATACTTTCAAGATCCGCTTACCAATTCAACCTATTTCTTAATTGAAGGAGAGAATCCACGTAAGGTGGCTGAGGGTGATAGATTAATTGTTAAGGCAGATAGTAATGGTCCGACAACAGGATGCGTATATGCTACTGTGCTTGAGAAGAAAGCGCAGCAAGAAGATTTTATAACTATTACTAATGTAACGGTTCCTGCGGGAACTTATTTGAAGATAAATGCAAATAACTTTTCTGCAGCAAGCGATACTGATTCTTTAATTGCCCCGGGTAATAAGCAAAATTGTAGTATTAATATAGTTTTAAATCCTCCTTATGTTTTATATCCTATGAACATAGAGGATCCGACTACACCGGGAACTTACATAGACTACAACATTCCTGCGGGAAGTAGAATTTCCATGAGAATAAAGCAGTCTCGACAAGGAAGAGGTGATGGAACAGGAAGTTGTGAAAAAAGAATATACACTTTAAATAAAGATTTTATAGCGTCAGCAAACTACACCAACATGAAAGATTGGTGGGATGGTGATAATGTTGCGTCTATATTAAACACAGGTATTCAGGATGTAGGTGACGCTATTAACAATTGCCCTATTGGAAATACGTATATACCAACTATTGGTTCTTTTCCTATAACATCACCAACTATTGCTGAATGTGTTAACTACTATCAGTTTTATCGCGACTCTACAAATAATGCTTTATACCTATATGTTTCAGGAACATATCCTTGCAATGGTGGTTCTGATAATAAACAAAAATCATGTGTTGATGTAAAGTTTACTGTGGTTCGTGCAGATACAACCATCGTCTTTGAAACTGAGCCTGTAGACACTTTACCTGATGTGTTCTTTGAGAATAACTTATCGTTCGGAGTAAACGGAGCTACAGGTAATCATAATGGAAATATTCAAAACCAAGATATAGCAAGTGGTATACCCGCTATCGTAGACACAGGGTTCTTCAACTGCTTTTCTTTTGGCAATGGGGTTGAGAGTTATAAGATAAGAGACTCAATCGTTGGTAGAACATTCAACTTGGGTGAGCGCGTGACTACTGTTGCTGCTCAAGACTACAAGGAGGCTGACCGTTTTGCTGATATCACCTATAGCGGTGTATACAACGATGAGAGTAACGTGAACAAGCTTAATGAATTTAACCTTGGATTGCTCAACTTCAAGCCACTTGAAGATTCGTTTGGTCCTATTCAAATCTTAGACGCGAGACAGACCGATGTTATGACTCTTCAAGAGGATAAGATATCTTATGTCCTTGCGGGTAAGAACTTGCTCTCAGACTCAGTAGGAGGCGGTGCGATAGCATCTATTCCTGAGGTGTTGGGAACGCAGATTGCTCGTACAGAAAAGTATGGTATCAGTTACAACCCTGAGAGTTATGTTCAGTGGGGACAAGACCGATTCTTTACAGATGCTAAGCGCGGTGCTGTCATTCAACTGCGAGGAGATGAGTCGGGAGGTCAGCAATTAAGAGTTGTTTCCGAGCCGGGAATGCGTACTTGGTTTAGAGATTTGTTTAACCAATCATTCTTAACTCAAAAGCTTGGAGCATTTGATCCATACTCTAATGAGTATGTTCTTAGTTCTAATGAGCAACCGATCCCATCTGTTCAGCAATGTTTAAGTTGCGGTGTAACTCAGACTTTTAACGTAGAAGATTCTAGGGGTAATAAGTCAAACTATTGTGTAAACTTAGGTTTCGCTGTAGGAAATGTTGTTATTACTTACAATATCACTAGCATTGCTCCTACTAAAAAGATTAAGATTGATTACGATTACAATGGATCTGCAGGAACTACAGGGTTAGTTAGTACATCAGGAACTATAACATTTAATAAAGATACCAATGCTGTCAACTTTGTAGATATTGAATTTACAGCAACAGGTCAAGTGGTGGTAGAAGTTACAGTTGCGTGTCCTACAACTACTCAACTTACTCTTGTTGAAGTTGTTCTTACAAATAACTTTGAAGCGGGACAAACTATACATACTGAGTATTATTATACAGATGCTCCATACATTTCTCCTGTTCAATCTAATCTTGTTACGTTTATAAGTGGAGTTTCAAACCCTCTTGTTTCAAGATATAGTGCTGTAACAGGGGCTCAAGGAACGGCGGGCATACCTACTAACGGAAGCATTATGACTATTGCTACCAACAAGATAGGTACTGACACGTTTGTTTTCAATCCTGCTTCTGATTCGTTTAAGCGTCTAAGAAGCAACACGTTATACCCAAACACTACGGTAGGTATATCTAATTTACTTGCAGCATCTTCGTTGGCTACCCCTCTTATGGGTGGTGGTCTTTATAACTACGCTAACTTTAACACAGGATCATCAGGTTCATATCTATATTTAATTTGGGACTTTAGAAACTCTACTCCTGTTGAGCTTTGTTATTCAGAAGAAACAATAGAAGATGTATGTTGCGGTTGTTCTTCTTGCGAAGATCCCTGCTCAACATGGACAGCTTACGCTTATGAGACAATGACAATTGGATACTACGATTGCACAACAAATTCTTACGATGAACTTGTAGTAACGGCAGGAGATGACAATACATTTTGCGCTCGTAGTTGGTTTACCCCAACAATCATATCAGGAAGCGGAAGTTTAGAATTAACACAAGAATGCGGATGCAGAGTTTAATTAAAAGAATATGCCATACTATATAAACGCCCCTACACTTAGCTCAGCAACAGCTATATACACTAATGCTGAGATGACAATATGCGCTCCTGACGGCTACTATTCTGACGGACCTATTGTTCGT